TCATGGTGATCACTTTCACCGGCCAACGGTTGTGACAATCTATCCGCCACCGTCTGCAACGAATTACGCACACCGCGTGCTGCGGTAAATATCGCCCGTCTGGTTTCATCTGCTCGCAGCAAATCGCCTCGAAGTTCTGCATCATTCATCTCAGCAATATTGGCCTGCGCAGTAATCAACCGAGTTTTCTCACCGTGCTGATCCGTATTCGCCACCCCACCAAACGCACGTTCACGCAAAAACTTCACATACCCCTGCACCGATTGCACCAAGTCATACTGGCCACGCCCTTGTTTGGGGATCACCCCCTCACCCACCAACTGCTGACACCGGCGCTCGGATAGCATCAGCAACTTTGAAATGGTTTCAATCGAATAGGTTTGATCAGCCACGCTCAGTCCTCTTGGTGAAATAACGTCTGATCACATACGAGCGCACCAACGATATTAAAGTAAACCAAACACCAATAGCGATGTTGTCTTGCAGGCTAATATCAATGTCATAAAATGGAAAAATCAACAACTGCGAAGCCAACGCCACGCCATAACCAATCGCCACATTGGTCAAACTTTCAATCGCACTATGCCACTTGCTTTGCATCTGCAACCTCATCAAAGGTTAAACCACTCACCGAATGCACCGCTTGTTTGCCGGTGTATTCTTGCCAGCGTTTAATAATCACATCTATATACTTCGGGTCTAATTCCATTCCGTAGCATTTACGACCTTTCTTTTCACAGCCGATTAATGTTGATCCAGAACCAAGAAATAAATCAAGAACAATATCTCCAGATTTGCTACTATTCCCAACTGCTCTCTCTGGCAACTCAACTGGCTTTTGTGTTGGATGATATTCGTTATTACCTTTGCGTTGCAATTCCCAGACGGTTTTTTCTGTGGTTGCCCCATACCAAGAAGGGCTTTTCCCTTTGATGTGTAAATACATACAAGGCTCACAGTTTGGTATGTATTGCGACATAAATGCACCCAATCCAGACTTGACCTTATACCATTGAATAATTGCTCTTAACTCTAATGGAAGATTGGATAGAGAAGCAAATGTTTCTATTGACTTTCCAGAAGCATACCAGACATAAAATGCAGCATTATCATTCACTACTGCTAATGCTGAATTCAATGCACCATAGAACAATCCAGTCAGATTATCACCCTCTAAAGTATCAGCGATGATTCCACCCCTCTTCTTTTTGTTATGTCCGCCAGTATAACTAACACCATACGGCGGATCAGTAAATACCATATCAGCCTTTTGACCATCCATTAATTTTTCCACATCGTCCGCACTGGTACTATCCCCACACATCACCCGGTGATTATCAAGCAACCAAACATCGCCTTGCTTGCTGATCGGTATCTCAGCCAACTCCGGCACCTCATCCTCATCGGTTAAACCGCCGGCAATATCTTCATCAATCACCAGGCCGGCCAACTCATCAGCATCAAAACCAATCACCGATAAATCAAAGCCGATCTGATCGAGTGCGCTGAGTTCAAGTTTTAATAAATCCTCATCCCATCCAGCATTCAGTGCCAACTTATTATCAGCGATCACATACGCCCGGCGCTGTGCCTCACTCAAATGATCCAACACAATACACGGCACATCTTCCATGCCAATTTTTAACGCTGCTGCCAACCGCCCATGCCCGGCAATGATCTGTCGCTCACCATCAATCAACAATGGATTGGTAAAACCAAACTCACCAATCGATGCCGCCAACTGATCCACCTGCTCATCACTGTGTGTGCGAGTATTAAACTCATACCCTTGCAACTCTTTAACCTTTATATATTCAATTTCCATTACTTATAACCCATTGATTTAACTACATATTTACTGAAACGAAACCCATTAAAAAACCCTATAACTAATCAAATTTTGGGCGCTACGTCTACCCGTATTGCAAAGTCCGCAGGAGTACCTTTTAACTTTCTGCTTTAAAATCAAAGACTTAATCATTTCTTTCCGGAGTAAAAAGCAACGTGCTGCTTGAATCTTTTTTTAAATCCAGCTCGCACTGCGCGATCCATTTCATTCTTAACTTCTTGATCAACGAACGTCTTGGTGATCGATGCACCCCACACCCCTTTGATCGGCAGTCGCTTGTCACTCTTGCGCCGCATCACCATCCGTCTGCCGTTCTTCATTGTGGCAATGAACGTGCCATCATAAGTCTTGCGCTTACCCCATGAGCTGGATGCAACACCGCGCTTGGTCTGTCGTGTGCCATTGTATTTGATAAGATTAAAGCGCAACTTCTTTACTATCACCGCAGCGATTAAGTTGCTCGGCTTTGATTTAATCAACACCATTTTCTTTTTAAATGCTTTCTGTTTGATACCTGCTTGCTTTGCTATTGATCGTGATGATACTGTCTTGGCTTTCTTAGCCATATCATTCAACGCCCTCGATGCAGCCTTTGGCACAACCTCTAACTCTGAAAACTTTAAATGCTTTAACATCTGTCTTGTTTCAGCCTCAACGTTCAAACGTATCCCACTCATTTCAATCTCCACTTAGTAAACGGATTGCGCCCTCTGAATTGTATTTGATACACCCGTTGCCATTGATAGCACGTGGTATATGACACATCCAACTGATTGGCCGCATCTCTTATCGTTGATCCTTGCTCAGCCTTACGCTGCAAAAAGATCGCCACCGGCTCGCCAATGCGCACCTCTACACGCTGTTGTAGTTTCATAGCGTGTAGTAATGGCCATCTTTAGTTTCCACTGTCCTAACATTAACACCGGCTTTGCGTAACAAATCAATCACCGCTGATAATCGCTTAATCTTGTAATTCTTTAACGCATACCCATTCGATAAACACTTACCTTGTTCTAGGTGCATACGCACCACATACGCCTGCGATCCCTCGCTAAACTTATCCAATCGCTCATTATCACATCGGCATTTATACATCCACATCAAACTCGAACCAATCGCCGCGCCTACTATAAATTCAACCATTTCAATCCCCCAAAAATAGATACAGCATTATTACTGCATATAAAACAATTAACCCTATAACAACCTCAATCATTAACTTCGCTCTTTAACTGATCGACCAATTGTTTGATCTGATCCAAATGGTGCTGGCAGTCTTTGTCCTCACCATTGCCAATCGCAAATAACAAATAATCCACCTGCTGCTTAATCGCCGTTGCTGCCTTTAAACACTGATTTGCACTGTGATACCTCATGCCACATCCTCGATTAATTCTTGATTTTCAATGCCTTTAAAAATATGCGCGATTACATCAACAGTCCAGCCATTGCCGAGCATCTTATAACGCTGTGTATTTGATACGCCCTCTGTATATCCATCTGGAACGGTTTGCAGTCGTTCACATTCCATTGGTGTTAGTTTTCTAATCAGTTCATTATGAAAAACAATTTGACCTTGTGATTTGTTGTAATTTATACAAGCCATATTTCCATAATTGGCAAGAATACAGTTGCTTTTTTCTCTATCAACATACACGTTATATGGCAAACCTTTGCTGTAAACAGCAGTTAAACAGTTAGCCTTTTCATCTTCCTTATAATTAGCAAACCGCTTATTGATCTTGTTTCTATCAAGATAGCCAATCGCCTTTTCAGAATAAAAATACTTTTCATCTACCTCTGTTTCAAGAACGTCTTTAAGTAATATGCCTTTATCTTCCGGTTGTTCAAGCCCAGGAATATTCGTCCAATACAATCGCACACGATTTTGTGCTGATATCAATGCTGAATTAATCATCACCGGCTCAACACCTAAATGCTCGCTGATAATTTCTTGATATTCTTTTTTCATTCTCACGTTTTCAAGTAAAAAATACCTTGGTTTTGTTTCATCAAGTAAGCGCACAAACTCAAAAAACAACTTAGAGCGCGGATCATCAAAATTGAGTTGTTTGCCTGCAAATGAAAAACCTTGACATGGTGATCCACCAATCAACAAACCAATCTTTGGTAAATCTTCACCTTTAACATCAAGCACATTGCCAATGTGTTGAGTGTTTGGATAATTCTTTTTAGTCACCTGCATCGCATATTTATCAATCTCGGATGCAAAGTATTGATTAACCTCAATGCCTAATCTATCCAGTGCGATTTGACCGCATGACATACCATCAAATAAACTCAAAACATTCACGCCACCTTCCTCGCAAAGTAATCAATAATCTCACGCTGGTTGGTGATATACGCGCCACGCTCTGCACCGTTAAAAGGTTGGGCGTGATAGTTGATCATCTTCTTGCATTCAGCATGAGTCCAGCCGTGCTGTGTTTTCATGTAGTCGATAAACATCACACGCAAATACGGTGCAACTTTGTTGAATGGATAATCAATAAAAAACCGTTTCTTGGTTTGATCATCAGCACCATTCCACAATGCCAAATAATCCACCTCATCATTACTCACTGGCAACGCCACTCTCGCAACATAACTCACCTTTCTCAAACAACCCACAAACTGATCCACAGTCGGTGGATAGCCATTGGTGTTGATATCCGCCCATAAGTCGCACGCTTTCACAATGTTTTGCTGAGTGATCCGCTCCGGCTCAATCTTACTTTCCAACTCACTTGCCCAC